AATTTAAATCTTTTTTTGTATCCTTCAGTCATATTAAAATACCAATTGTAACTTACATAAAGTGAAATAAAAAGAGAAAACAAAGAAATCATTATTAAATTAATTCTTTTATCATCTTGTTTTAATTGTGTTTTTGTTATTTTAGTGGCGGCGGCAGAATTTTCATTATTATCAACTTCTACTCCAATTTCATTAATATTATCAAATGTTTCATGTGAATCATTAATATTATCAAATGTTTCATGCGAATCATTTAAATTATCAAATGTTTCATTAAAATCAAAAATAGATTTTAAAGGATTTGCTTGTAAAAATTTTTCAAGAGGATTTATATTTAAAGATATGTCTGCAAAACCTTCTTTTATACTAAAGTTTCTTTCTTTAAATTTATCTTTATTAATCCAAGTGGTTGTCATCACTATATATATATACAAAAGGAAACCTACAGTTTCATTTTGAACCTTTTAAGGGAACGTAGTTCCCTTATGATCCCTCCTTTTAAAGGAAACTGACGGATACAGCCCTTCGGACTTACGCCTTTTGACCATTGTAAAATATATTATTAGTATGGGATTATAAGGCGTAAGCTTCGCTGAATACGACGAGTTCCCTTAAGAGTTCCCTTATTTGGCATATAAAAGACCACAATATCCACCAATGAATGATAACACATTGTATCTTTCTTCAAACAGTTTCATATTGTAGTTGTATTCATAAAGACGCCATGTTGGAGCATTTGTTGCAATGACAACGCCTTCACCATTGCACGTAATTTGATAATCATAATTTTGCAAATCCAATTGTGGAACAAAAGTGTTAATTTCAATCTCTACAGTTTTAAATTTGGACATATTAATTGCACCGGTTGGCTGATATTCAGTCGGATTCGTATTCAAGCAGAAATTGTAACAATAAAGTCCATTGTTTGAAAACCCCGCAGTGCGCGTATATTTTTCAACATATTCAAAAACTTCCCGTGTCAAAATATTTTCTCTATATTCGCCGTTAAAAAGAATACCCATTGTTTGCAAAATTTCTTTTTGATTCTCAACTGTAAAATCACCACTAATAAAAAAACCCGTATTTTTTCCATTTGGATTTATCAAGGGTCCAATTAAATTAGAGCTGTTATCCAGTGAAAATATTTCTGGATTTGTTCCAGTGACTGACGCATTCTGAATATCTCCTGGAATTGTTCGATAAGGCCAGTTAGTATAATTACTCCATTCATTTCGCATATATACATCATTTCTTTGCAAGTACCACATCCAATTAGCGACCATTCCATTAGATTGGACTTTAATTTTCTTGGAACCAGTTACATTTTCATAGTTGTATTCAAAAATATCTTTAATTAGATAAACTTGGTTCTCCGAAGTGAAAGTTTTAGTTTCTTCTTTGGACAAAAAACAATAAGTTGCTAAAATGTGAATATCGGCGTTCCACCCATTCAGAATGTTTGGATACTTATCCTTGGTAATTATTTCGGAAGGCGGGGTTTGCAAAAAGCGATAAAGCTGAAATCGGTCTTGAGTAAAGTCAGGTCGAACATATGGATAATTATTGACGTCATCAAAAACATCACGAACCTGGTAAAGTTCTTCAATGGGTCTTAAAGTAACATTAATGTAAAGTTCGTTATATTGTAGAGAAGCCATTGGGAAAGCGCATTTGCTGTCAAGGGTAAACCACGCATTAATAGGAATATACAGCGTCCTACCTCTTATTGATGGTTCAGCACCCAAAGTGCTTGTAGTGTAAAATGCAGAAGGATATGAGTTTGAACGACCGTAACTACTTGCTGGGTCATTTATTTCGCTAATATTTCCAGACATTTGATTAAAAAGTCCTTTCTTGGACTCGTTGAAGTCACGTTCGACCATTGCGGCTAAATAATCGCCAGAGTATTTTTGCAATGTGAAGTTTCCACACTTGATTTCAATTTCCTTGATAATGTGTGTGCCAATGTCTTTGATCCAGCGGAAATCGTAAGATGCCCATTTATTGTTTGTTTCCGCGCATGGGTGATAGATGGGGCTCCAAATATGAGGTAGTGTAATAACAACGTATGTGTCCATAAGCAACTCGGCATAACGAGGCATTTTGAAAGAAAATGTGGATGTTTCTGATGTTCGCAAATCGCGAAGACCATCATAATCAATCCTGAATTTTTGAAGACCAAAATTGGTTATTTTTTTATAGGTTGCTTTGAAAAGAGTTTTTTGTTCATTTCCGCCTTGAATAATTGTATTATTTGCTCCTTCAGCAACAAGATTTAGTAATCCGCCAGCCATTGTATATTGTATAATACAATGATGGATTTAAATTTATTTACTCTAGAATAAATATATAATGCATCCAATTAAGAAATTTTTGATTTTAGTAATTGTATTAATTGCAATTTTTATCATTTACAATTTATTAAAGTCACGACAAAATATCAAAATAAATTATGAAAAAGAAAAAAAAGTGTTGAAAGAGGGATTTGAAACTGGTTCAAAGGATGCATCTGGTGTGCAGAATGCATCTGGTGTGTCAATATCTTCAATTCCACGCAAATATCTTCGCCTACCAATTCGCGAATTTATTATCAAATCATCATACAATAGTGCAATCAATAATGAAAATATTGCAGAGAAAAAACAAATTATGGCAGTTTTAGAGCGAGGTTGTCGGCTTCTAGATTTTGAAATTTATACACGAAACAATATTGAGTATGTTTCTTATTCGGAAGACTCTGAATACAAAAGCATGGACACTGAAAATGAAAGTAGTAATCGACTATCTTTGAGCGATGCATTCAGTACAACAATTGGATATGGATTTACGACTCCATCACCATCACCCAATGACCCATTATTTATTTCACTAAGAATTAAAAACAACTCCGCAGAAACATATTCACGCATTGCAACGCTTATTGATTATGCATTTAAAAATCGTTTATATCAAGGCAATGTCACTAGTGCAACACCGTTGGGACAAATAATGAGTAAAGTGATTATTATATTAGATAGAACTAGTTCGCCTGAATACAGAAGCTATATGAATTGTTCTGATACTACTTGTTACAAATTAACCAAATATGTTAATATGGAAGCGGGAACAATTGGGTTTTCAAAATACACATATACAAATTTAGAAACACTTTCCCAAAACTTGGTGATGCCAACTAAAAAAGGTTTGAGAACAAATATTAAAACGTTTATGATGATAACACCCATCCAATTGGACCAACTTAAACCACCAAATGCAAAGAATACGGTTTCAAAATGGTTTCCGCAATTTCTTCTATACAAATTTTACAAACCTAGTGAAGAATTGACAGACTATGAAAATATATTTAATGAAAACCAGACAGCTTTTGTACCAGTTTCAACAGTTATATCAAACAGTCGAAAAAAAAATTCTGCACCTGTATAATTATTATATATGTTAATTGTATATGAACAAATATAATACATTAATATGCAACAATAAAATGAGTTTTGATGAATGTGAGCTGGCAATTTTACGCCAAGCCGTAGATGAAAGTGAATTGACAAAAGCCAAAAAAACAGTTATGAACGAAGATATTAAAAAAATAATTAGCATTTTAGAAAACTTTTTGCAAAAAAAGCCACTAATTTGTTATGGCGGAACAGCAATTAACAATATTTTACCAAAACAAGACCAGTTTTATGATCGAGAGATAGAAATCCCAGATTACGATTTTTATTCAAAAACTGCACTTAATGATGCAATTGAGTTGGCAAATATTTATGCAGATGCTGGATATAAAGAAGTTGAAGCAAAATCAGGTATGCATTACGGTACCTACAAAGTTTTTGTAAATTTTATTGCAGTTGCTGATATAACACAATTGCACGAAGATATTTTTAACACTTTATATAAAAATGCAATTAAAGTTGCAGGAATAAAATATGCTCCTGCTAATTTTCTGCGTATGAATATGTATTTAGAGTTATCAAGACCCATGGGTGATGTAAGTCGTTGGGAAAAAGTTTTCAAGAGACTATCCTTGTTAAATAAACATTATCCAGTAAATCCAACAACTGATTGTGACAAGGTTGAGTTCCAAAAAAAAATGGAAGAAGATACAATTCGTTCTATTATCAATAGAGACAGCATTAATAGTAAAAGTTTTTTGAATATGACTATTAAAGATGTAGAAGAAGATATCCATATTATTATTCGAAATTCTTTAATTTCATTGGGTGCAATTTTTTTTGGTGGATATGCGTGTTCTCTTTACTCCAAATATATGCCAGAAAATGAAAAACACAAAGTATCAAAAACAGCGGACTTTGATGTAATTATTGATGACATTGACAAAGCTGCTATTATTGTTAAAGAACAACTTGAAAATAAAGTTAATGAAAAAATTACGTTAATAGAACATGCTGAAATTAGTGAAATTATTCCACGAAATATTGAAATTAAGATTGGTAATGATTCTGTTGCATTTATTTACGAACCGATTGCGTGCCACAGTTACAATAAAATTGAGGTTGATAATAAAGAAATCAATATTGCAAGTATTGATACATTGTTGTCGTTTTACCTGGCATTCCTTTATTCAAATAAAGAGTATTATAAAAATAAAAACAAGATTTTGTGTATGGCAATGTTTTTGTTTGACGTTCAACAAAGAAACAGACTTAGTCAAAAGGGATTATTAAAACGTTTCTCAATTGATTGTTATGGAAAACAAAAAATGTTGGAAGATATTCGAACCGAAAAGGCGGAAAAATTCAAAGAACTGATACCCAAAAAAGGTACAGTTGAATATGATGAATGGTTTTTAAAATACAATCCAAATGATAAACGCAAAAAAACAAAAGGAAATCAAAAAAAAAGTATAAATAAACAGATAATTTTGTCACCAGATGCAATTCGAAAAAAAAAACAAACAGTTGGTAAAAAAATTAAAAAATATATTAAACAAAAATCTGTCAAAAACAAAAATGAAAAGAAATTTTTATTTTAACACGTAAAACGTCCATATATTTTTTTGTAAATTTGCTGCATATAATAAATAGTTTTTATATGTTTGCTATCCGAAAGACACCTATAATGGTATATTTCCTTAAAATTGTCCTCTAATATATTTAATATATCTGGATCATCTGTGTATGAAAATGTAACTCGCGGAATAAATGACATTTTGACATATTTTTGCATAACTTTTCCAACTGTTACATCATCAAATAATGTTAAGTCACTTAACATTTCATCATAATGTTCTAAAAATGTATCACACGCTGTTCGAGATAAAACATATCCGGACCCAGATGCAAACCAGTATTGGTCAAATGCATTTTCTAATTTTCCCCCATATTCAGTTGGATTTTTTTCTAGATATTCAAGCATTGTATCAAAATCAAAAATGGATGACAAATTGGTTCGGTAAAAATAATCAAAATCGCATGTTGTGTAAAAATATTCCACAGCTCCGCGTGTTTTTTCTAAAATGCCCGGAATAACAGTTTCTACACCGTATTGGTAAAGTGTGGCAGTTGCCTCATCTAAATAATATTTTTCATCATTTGGAAACAATGTTTTGTCGTCAGAATATCTCAAAAAATACACATAAATATTGGGTTCTCTGCATTTTCGAAACAAATTCCAAATTTCCCGCATTTGTATGTAAAGTGGATTTAACCCACCATCCAAGACAGTCATAATAATTTTCATTGTATATTTACCATAAATATATAATGGGGTAAAAACAAACTCATTTTTATTTATTTTTATTTTTTTTTTTATCATTCAATGGATTTGTTGTAGCTATATCGGATTTCTTTAAATCTTCGCTAGAAAGACCCCATTGAGATACTGCACAGTCATCAACAGATTGTATAACCGTGTCTTTTTCCAAAATATAAACATTGTCCCAGGGGGTTTCATGAAACTTGATATCTTCGTTAATTTCGTTTTGAAGTGTTTTTATTCTATCCAGGAGTTTGGTGAAATATTTGAGTTGCGTATCCTGAAAAAAGTTGCAATAACTGGTATATAGTTCAATTTGGTCTTTCAAAATTTTGTTGTCATATTCCAAAGTATTGATAAAATTCGCAATTCGAATCCCGCTTTGCAACTTGAATTTGTATTTATTGATGGTGGCTTCATTTTCTTTCAACAATTTAATTGAACATATAATTAATTCAACCGCATTGTCATGTACTAAATAAATATTTTCCAAAGCATATTCACAAAATGGTTCTAAATCATTATATACGGGGTGTTGTGTCATAGTTGGAATATCAATCTTGTAATCTTCAAAAAGTTTGTACAACATATTATACAAGTTATAATAGTCACAGTAAGCACGATTGGACAACATTAGAAATTTTTTATGCAAATTGTCAGTATCAAAAACCATTGCTTTATATTGAAAATGGAATGACTCTAGACAAATAAGAAATATTTTTTTGGAATTATTGTCATTAATTAAGTCTGTGTGAATTTCTTTCAACTGTCCAAGTTTTACTTTAATAGCTGTTTTTATTTCTACAATTTTATCAACTATACTTTTTACTTCTAAAAATTCATTTTTCAAATTGAAGATTTCATCATCCATCTTATTTGTAATATAATTATATTTTTATCCATTTTTCTGGAAACATTGTGTCCGTATTTTCTTGAATAAGTGGTCCAAACCAGATTGAAGGATAGCACACAATTTTATCTGGGTCCCGATTCAAATAAGCCCCCCACCAACTAAAACTGCTGTTTGCAATAATGTTGTGTTTGCAACAACTCATTGAAATCATCTCTTCCCAATCCGTGTGTTCTAAATGTCGCACAAAAACAAATTTGTCCCTAAATTCATTTTTTAGGATAACCACGTCTTTCTCTACAGATTCCAAATCTTCTTCTTCGCAAAAATAGTAGACAATGGTTTTGGCATCCAATGTTTCGTCCATTAACAAGATATAATTGAGTGCATTTACATAATAATCTATCTTCATAATTGGGTGACAATCTTGTAAATCTTTATAATCCCCTCTCCGAAAATGGAGAGAAATACTGTTTTTTTGTTTTATATAATTTTTTTGAAATTTCTCTACATCTATTATTTTCAAAATGGTTTTTAAATGGTCATGAAAGAATTTGAAACTTTGAAAATATCCATTGAGCATGATGTTTTCTTTAGGTGCCACCAGTTTTACAAATCCGTGAGTTCCTTGATTCACCAAAGTAGTTGGTGGTACGTTAGTAATAACGTGGTTGGAAATGGATGACAACAAAGTGTTCCAATAAGTGTTTCGTTTTCCCAGATTTTCATTGTATTCAAATAGAAAATCGATGTTATGTTGTAGTGAATAAGCAATAGTTGCAAAGATTTGAAACAATTGATTTCCAAGACCGCCGTATAATTTACAAGTTACAAAGTGCGACATATATGATTTTGATGCTTCTATTTTTTTACATAGTTTAGTCAGAATTATATTTTCTCTCATATATTATAATTAAATATGACTGAAAAACTAAAACCGGAAGACCCTGTTCAAGTAGAACTTGAAAAGAAGGAGCCTGAAATCAAAGTCGAATGGTCACCTGAGAACGAGAAAATTTTGGTCGAATGGTGTGATATTGCAAAATGCTATAAATGGTTGCACACCCGGGCACACCAGAATTATTCCACAAAACACGCGTGGTTCACAATTCCCGCAATTATTCTCTCTACTATTTCAGGAACGGCATCTTTTGCCCAAGGTAGTTTGCCAGTATCAATGCAGACGTATGCACCCATGGTGATTGGTTCCGTGAATATTTTCATTGGTATATTGACCACTATCCAGCAGTATTTGAAGATTTCCGAATACAATGAGTCTCACCGTGTCTCTGCAATTGCCTGGGATAAATTTGCGAGAAATATTAGGATTGAATTGGCAAAACATCCAGACGAACGTTCATCGGATGCGGGACATTTTTTGAAAACCAATCGCGACGAATTTGACAGATTGATGGAGACGAGTCCTTCCATCCCGATTCCAATTGTTGATGAATTCTTGGAAACCTTTTCGGGCGAAGAAGTGCAAAAATGCTACAAATGTTGTTCCGATAAAAAGAAAAAAAATGACCATAAAATTAAGAAACAAGAAGAATTAAAAAGCAGAGCTAAAATGTTTGAAAAACTCAAGAAACCAGATGTATGTAACATTATTGTAACTTCGGATGATGACCGCCATCCTTGGTACAAGGAGCCAAATGCTTTGAGAAAAAAAGACGACGTTTTGTATTCGGTGGTTTCGCAGAAAATAACCAAGATACAAGAAGAAATGTTGAAGAAGCAAGAAGAAATCAAACAAGAATATGAAGACAAGATTCAGTTAGATAAAGATACAAGAGAACGCGAAGAACAAGAGAAAAAACGCAAACAAGAAATACAACAACAGTTGATGAATGGAACGGTTGCTATTGCAAATAAAATTAAGGAACAAAACCGACAAATTGATGAGTATGTTCGATTGTTCTCGATGAACCATGGACGCAAACCGTTAAAAGATGAAATTAGTGAGGCATTAAAAACCAAAGTTGATGCCGATATTTTAACCAAGTATCTAGATAAATATGGTATTGAAATGATTAATTTAGTAATAGATGAAGAAGATAGCATTGTATAAAATAATGTTTATGAAAATAAAAATAATAATGCTAACAATACAAACCAAATACTGCAACAGTAAATAGTAAATTTAGTTTGATTATACGGTAAATCAGATACAGTGCTAAAAACAATTAACGCATAAACTATCCACAATACAGATATACCAAATTTTGTGTTAAACATTGAAGCCCCAGAGATTGTTTTACTAATGCTTGCTAGAGAACTTGATAATCCACTAAAGGATTGATTCAATGTTTTTGAAACATCAAGTGCCCCTATTGTTTCTAGTGTTGCTCCTGATGCTGATGGTGGTCCTGATGCTGATGGTGGTCCTGATGCCATAATAAATTATAAAATATAAATATGTTATAATTTTATCTTAAATTTCTGTAAATTGTGTTGGACTTTTAATTGCAAAAAAATGATTTTTATTTGAAAGTAGTATATTATCTTTAAAGTAGATAGAATTAATATTTTGATATGAAATTTGATTTTGTTTATAGTAATCTAGATCATTATTATCTAAAATACATTCATATTCCATTGGAAATAATGCATATCTTTTATATAAACTAGCATTTTGTAAATCTATTGGCAAAAAACTAAAATAAAAAAAATCACCAATATTATCAA